GGTTCTGCGAATGTTACCATCACGGCAACTATTGCTGACGACAGTCACAATCACGTCATTTCAAACGTCGATGGGCTTCAAACAGCGCTGGACGGTAAGGCCGCATCCTCCCACACCCACACTACAGCACAGGTTACAGGACTAGACACTGCTCTTGCTGGTAAGGCTTCTCTGGCTGGAGCCACCTACACAGGTGACATTACTGCTCCAAACTACGTCACCAATGCCGTGAGCGACCGAGTTAAGTTTAGCGTTTGGAACAACAACAGCACCTACGGTATAGGTATGGGGGCATCTTACACCTACGGCCACCTAAACGAATACGCCATGACGTTTCAAATGACCAACACTGCGAATCGTGGTTGGTGGTGGGGAGCCCAAACGCATAGCAACGCCCAAGGCTCGATGTCTCTTACCCAAGAGGGCAAGCTCCACGTCGATGATAGCATCACAGTTGGCACAACAACCAACAATGTCTTCACCCTTGCAGACGTAGCCTCTCAAGCCGAAGCCGAAGCCGGCACCGACAACACCAGCCCGATGACCCCGCTCCGCACTGCTCAAGCTATTGTAGAACTTGCAGGTAAACCGGTAGTGAATAATGACACAACTACAAATGCGACGAAATATATACTTTGGAATACGGGAACTACTGGTGATATAAGTCCTAGTGTATCTTCTTCAAAGCTATACTTTAATCCTTCTACTGGTGTTCTCAATTCAACTGATTACAATACGCTTTCGGATATGAGACTTAAAGAAAATATCCAAAACATCACAGTAAACTATGGTCAACTGGATCTAATTAATGGTGTATCATTCGACTGGAAAGATAATAACGTATCATCATATGGTTTTATCGCTCAAGAGGTAGAAGCAATTTTTCCTGAGATGGTTCAAACTAACGAGGAAACTGGTATGAAAAGTGTTTCATATAGTCAGATGGTGCCACATTTACTTGAAGTCATAAAAGATCTGAATAGACGCCTAGAAGCTCTTGAAAGTAAGTAATATAAATAGTTTTAACTTATAAGGAAAGATCATGGCTAAACCTACAAATAGAGCTACTTTTAAAGAATATTGCCTACGTAAACTAGGTAAGCCAGTTATTGAGATTAACGTATCTGAAGAACAAGTAGATGATAGAGTAGATGAAGCTGTTGCATATTGGAATGATTACCATTTTGATGGTACTGAGCAGATTTGGTTGAAGCACCAGATTACAGCAACAGATATTACGAATGGTTATATTACTGTACCAGAGACTATCATTGGTGTAGCAGATATTTTTAATGTAGGTAGTTCTATATCTTCAAATAGTATTTTTAATGTTAAGTACCAATTTTCACTGAATAATATTCACGACTTATCTAACTTTGGATTAACCAGCTACTATATGGCAATGCAACACATCGCCTTTCTGGAAGAAATATTAGTAGGTAAAGTTCCTATCAGATATAATCGTCACGTGAATAAGCTATATCTCGATATGGACTGGGGTAAAGTTAACGAGGGCCAATACATCATAGCAAAAGTATATGGTGTCCTTGATGAAGATGTAAGTGATATGTGGAAAGATCGTTGGCTGCAGAACTACGCCACGGCAAAGATTAAATACCAATGGGGTAGCAATCTAACAAAATTTGAGGGTATGCAACTACCAGGTGGTGTTCAGTTTAATGGTACTCAAATCCTTCAGGATGCCCTTGCTGAGATACAATCATTAGAAGAAGATATGATCAATTCATATTCACTCCCAGTTTCAGATCTAATCGGATAAATTTATTCCGATAGTTATAATGAAAGAAAAGGTAAATGGCAAAGAACGCATTCTTCGAGAACTTTAGTAACTCGGGTGAACAGAATCTTATCGAAGACTTAATCATTGAGAGTATTAAAGTTTATGGAATTGAGGTGTACTATATGCCTCGAACAATTAATGCTGAAGATAAATTATTAAATGAAGATGATCTTTCTTCCTTTGATACCGCTTATCTTATTGAGATGTATATCCGCAATATTGATAGCTTTGAGGGTGAGGGCGATTTCCTTTCCAAATTCGGTCTACAAATTCGGGACAGTATGACCATGACTGTGGCTCGAAGAACATTTGACGCTGAGATAAATGGATATACTGGCGAAGTACGACCAAATGAAGGTGATCTTATTTACTTTCCGCTTAACGGTAAGATATTTGAATTGATGCATGTAGAACATGAATCCATATTCTATCAGATGGGTAGTCTACAGACCTATGATCTTCGCGCAGAATTATTTGAGTATTCTGGTGAAAGATTCAATACGGGAATTCCAGATATTGATAACCGATATGATATTTATGATATGACAAGTAACACAGGTGTTGCTAATGTCGACAGCGTGGATTCATTCGCAGATAACTTCCCTATTGAACAAGAGGCCGATGCAATCATCGACTTCACAGAAAACAACCCGTGGGGCGAGGATAATTACTAATCACACTAGTCGGTTTTATTAGATCTACTATGCCTACCATATTTCCAACCAGCAGGTAGATTTTCATCGTATAGACGAACCGTAACTTTTCCGTCAGTTATCCATCTAAGAGAAGATTTTCTTCTATTGGTATAAATATTTATAATAACAGAAACTTTATTCGGCGGAGAAAGACAATTTTCGGCAACAGATTTTACAATTCTACTACTCGAAAATATACCGCGCTATTTGGTACATTGTTCAATGATATACAAATTACCAGAAGAGATTCTGAAGATAATTTAGTACAAACACTAACAGTTCCTATAGCATATGGTCCTATTCAGAAATTTCTTGCTAGAGTACAACAAGATCCAGATCTTTCGGCACCAGCAATGCAATTACCTAGGATGTCATTTGAGATAGTTAATATTTCTTATGATGGGCAAAGAAAACTTACAAGTTCGTACAGATCATCCGCTGCTATTCCAGGTGATAATTCATCATATAGTACAGTGCTCAATCCGACACCATATAACATCGAATTCCAATTATCTATTATGTCAAAATATCTTGAAGATGGAAGTAAGATTATCGAACAAATTATTCCATTCTTCAAACCGGAATTTACACCATCTGTTAAGCTTTTAGATGATCCGGAATGCTATCTAGATGTTCCTATTATTCTGAATGATATATCAATGGAAGATACGTATGAAGCTGATTTCCAACAGAGAAGAGCAATCATCTGGACACTAAATTTCTCAATGAAAGCTTGGTATTTCGGTCCTTCGACAAATAAAAAGATTATTAAATTCGTAGAAGTAAAAGAATATACATCGACTACCGCTACTGATTTTGAAAAGAAAACAACTGTTCAACCTGGCCTCACCGCCAATGGTGCCCCAACTAATGACATCAACGAAACTATACCTTACGCAGATATTAATTTCGAAGATGATTGGGGTTATATAGTGAGAATTGAGGACAATTAATGAATAAGAAAATAGATGAATCATTGAACTTGGTACCATTTGAAGATATTGAGCAGACTAATGATTTGGTGAAGGAAGAAAAATCCCATGAACCAAAAAGTAGTGAAAAATCTGAAAAAGAACGAGATCTAGAATTTGCTAGAGGTAATCTATATGCACTAATTGAGCATGGATCTTCGTCACTGGAAGAATTAAAGGATGTTGCAATGCAATCACAGCATCCTAGAGCGTATGAAGTACTTTCTACAATGATCAAAACCCTACTCGATGCAAATAAAGATCTTATTGATATTTCTACTGTAAAAAATCCAGAGCCAGTAGAGAAAGAAAAACCTGTACAGAATAACCATCTATATGTGGGCAGCACAGCTGAACTTATGAAGCTACTGAATAAATCAGATGATGAATGAATCAGATACAGATAAGCAATATATCTATCGTGGTAATACTAATCTAAAACCAAAAGGTGTTCAGATTGACTGGACACCAGAGATGATTGAAGAATTAGCTAAATGTAAAAGAGATCCAATATATTTTGCTGAAAGATATGCTAAGGTTGTTCACCCAGATAGAGGTTTGGAAACAATCAAGTTATATGATTACCAAAAAGAAATTATTAATGCTTATCTCGAGAACAGATATGTAGCAGTAAATACGTCTCGACAGGCGGGTAAAACTACAACAGCCACTATTATTATTCTGCATTATATCTTATTTAATGAACATAAGACCGTGGCTTTGACTGCGAACAAGGGTGATTCCGCCTGAGAGATTCTACACAGAATCCAAATTAGCTTCGAGTCTCTACCGAGTTGGCTACAGCAAGGTGTTACTGAATGGAATAAAGGTTCTGTTTATCTAGAGAACGGTTGTACGGTTTTTGCTGGTGCTACTTCATCTAGCTCTATCCGCGGTAAAACAGTTCAGCTTCTATATATTGACGAAACTGCGTTTATTGATGGCTGGGATGAATTTTTTGGTTCTGTTTATCCAACAATTACTGCCGGTAAGAATACTAAAGTTCTTCTCACATCTACACCTAATGGACTTAACCACTTTTATAAAACGTGTCAAGGCGGTAAAGAAGGAACAAACGGATACAAATATATTGAAGTTCCTTGGCAGAGAGTTCCTGGGAGAGATGAAGAATGGAAACGACAAACACTCGAAGGTATGAACTTCGACATGCAAAGATTCTCCCAAGAATTTGAATGTGACTTCCAGGGCTCGTCCGGAACTCTTATTAGTGGCGCCAAACTTAAAGAATTAGTATATAAACTACCTCTAGTAGAAAATGATGGCCTTACTATGTACGTAAAACCTCAATCTAATAGAAATTATGTATGTACAGTTGATGTTTCGAGAGGTAAAGGACTCGATTATCACGCTTTTCAGATTATAGATGTAACTGAAATGCCTTATGTTCAAGTCTGTGTATATCGTGATAATATGATCACACCTCTAGATTATGCAGAAATAGTTCACAGAGCAACTAAATCTTACAATAATGCTACAACTCTAGTAGAGATTAATGATATTGGTGGCCAAGTAGCTGATTCTTTACATGAAGATTTTGAAGTAGAAACATTACTATATACCGAAAGTGCGGGTAGATCAGGTAAAAGAATATCTACTGGAGCGGGAAAGTCAGTTGATCGTGGTGTGAGGACGACTAAATCTGTAAAGGCTATAGGATGTAATATGCTTAAGCTTATGATAGAAGCTAATCAGTTGATTATTAATGATTTCAATACTATTGAAGAACTTTCAACTTTCTCTCGAAAAGCAAATTCGTATGAAGCAGAAAATGGAAGAAATGATGACTTAGTTATGGGACTAGTTCTATTTGGATGGTTATCTGACCAACAATTCTTCAAAGAGTTTACAGATATTAATACTCTTTCTCAACTCAGAGAAAGAAATGACGATCAGATGATGAATGATCTAACTCCATTTGGATTCTACGACGACGGCACGGAATTGGAAGATGACGGTTGGGAAACCACTCAACCAACGGTTGGTAACTGGATGAATTTTTAATAATTCGTTTCTTATAAATAGATTAGAATACACAATCTTTATATCATACCACAATTCATAAAGGAGAAATGAAATGGGATTTCAAGTTAGTCCTGGTACGAACATTTCTGAGATTGACCTAACAACGACTGTTCCAAGTGTTTCGACAACGGGTGGAGCTATCGCTGGGGTTTTTGCTTGGGGACCTACCAATGAGAGAATTCTTATCGGTTCCGAAGTCGAGCTCGTTCGTCGCTTCGGAAAACCAGTTACAGGTTATAATACAGAAACTTTTTATACTGCAGCAGACTTTTTAGCATACAGTAATAGCCTATTCGTGACTAGAGTCACAGATGGTAATACAGCTATTGTTGATGCCAATACTTCTATCGCGGCAAACCTCGATCAGTTTACGTCAGCTTACCCTGGCGAGTATGGCAATGATCTAAGAGTTTCAATCGTGAACTCTGCGACTTACGCAAATAGCAGCTATGAATCATTCTTTGATGCGGCACCGTCCAGCAGCAATAATGTCCACGTAGTAGTTGTAGATACTACAGGCGTTTTCACAGGATCAGCAAATACTGTTCTTGAGCTTTACGAAAATGTTTCACTTACATCTGGAAATCAGACTGCAGATGGTACAAATAACTATCTACCTGAAGTGCTTGAGCAATCATCAGTATATGTTAGATCTACTGTAAACTTCCCCGCAGCACTTAGCACATACTTTACGGCTGAAGCAGCAGAATTCCTATCAGACTTCGTAGATGGTACGAATGGTACCGGCGAAGCTACTATTGCACTAGCAACTGTACAAGCTGGATATGATCTATACGCAGATCCAGACGAAGTAGATGTGTCACTTATCATGCAAGGTAAAGCTATCGGTACCGGAGATGATGGTGAACTTGCGGACTATATCATCCAGAATATCTGTGAAGTGCGTAAAGATGCTATTGCTCTTATCTCACCTGGATATGAAGATGTAGTAAACAACTCTGGTAGTGAAGCAACTGATGTAATAGCGTTTAGAGACACGTTAACTTCATCTTCATATGGTGTACTCGATAGCGGATATAAATATCGCTATGACCGCTATAATGACCGCTATATCTATACACCACTTAACGGTGACGTTGCTGGATTATGTGCGCGTACTGATAACAACAGAGATCCTTGGTTCTCACCTGCT